CTATTGAAGACAAAAGAGATTGTAGATAACATTGAAGCAAGAGATAGCGATAAGATTTCGTCGCTAAAGATGCTAATGGAAATATCTGGGTTACTAGGTAAAAAAGAACAAAAAACAGAATCTATCGCATTGTTTAAGGGTTTTAGCCCTGAGCAGCTAGCAGCATTGGAAGGTAAAGATGTCAAAAAAATCGCAAGCCAAGAACGAGAAATTCCTCAACTGCCAGATGTGCGAGAGGAAAGTGAAGATAAAGAAGTCGCCGATAACGTATAGTGACTTTTTGTTGAACACTATCATGAATATACCTATGGATAAGTACATCACTGTTGATTGTGCTTGTCTTTGTATGTATGATGAAGATATGGACTTAATAGGGTTTAGTAAGGAATTTATAGAGAATAATGGAAAAGCTTAGTTTATCTGATAAGGAGAAGCTGTTACATAAAGCTTCTAAGGATTTAATACTGTTTGGTAAGTTGTTTTTACCAAATGATTTTTTACATAAATCAGCATCACCTCCTTTTCACTACGACCTTGGTAAAAAATTAATTAGTACAAAACCTGGAGCACGTATTTGTAATGTGCTTCCAAGAGGTTTTGGAAAATCAGTATTAATGAAAGCAGCAATAATGCATAAGCTGTGTTTTACACCAGAAGACCAATCTATGTTTATGGCTTGGGTAGCTGAAGAACAAGGTCAGTCTATTGACCACGTCAAATATATACGTTCACACTTAGAAACAAATCAAGCTATTAGATATTACTTTGGTAATCTATGTGGGGGTGACGTTGGCAAGAGATGGACAGAAAAAGACTTAATTACAACAAAAGGTCATCGTATCATAGCAAAAGGTACATCACAGCGTCTTAGAGGTCGTGCTGAGGTAGATACACGTTATACAGGTATCATACTTGATGACTTTGAGTCAGAGTTAAACACAAAGACTGCTATACGTAGAGATGAAATTAAACAATGGATTGTATCTACGGTATATCCATCATTAGAAGAAAGTCCTGGTAAAGAGGGCTGGATATGGCTTTCTGGTACGATTGTACACTACGATGCATTCTTACAAAACATTGTAGACGGTTGGCAAGATTCTGTAAAACATAAAAAGAAATATCCGTGGGATGTAACCTTTATTCGTGCTATCGAAGATGGCAAGCCAGCATGGGAAGAACAGTTTCCATTATCTAAGTTAAATCAAAAAAGAAAAGAATACATAGAAGCAGGTAAAGTAGATAAGTTCGCTCAAGAATATTTAAACGATGCTAGAGATGCTGCTTCAGCCTCTTTTAAGATGGATAATATAAATTACCACAATTATGAGTTTCACACAGATGGACAGTTTACTTATTTAAGAGATGACAAGGAAATGATACCTATCTATACTTATATGGGCGTTGACTTAGCACATACAGCATCTAGTACTTCAGACTATCAAGTTATTGTAGTTATGGGTATGGATGCAGATAAAAACAGATATGTCATAGATTATTACCACGATAAGATACCAGCATTCGATATGCCAGATGAAATATTAAAGATGGCTAAAAAATACTCTCCAATACGTAGATGTGCTGTAGAGACAGTAGGTGCACAAGAAATGGTACGTGATATGGTAGAACGTATGGCAAGAAAAGAAAAAAGACTATTACCTGGTATTAACAAAGGAGTGAGACCTCCACATGGAATTAAAAAAGAAGACAGGCTAGAGATGTCTTTAGGTAGTATTATCAACAGTAAGAAGCTCTATATAAAAAAAGAACACTCAGAACTAATAGATGAAATTTTTGAGTTTCCTAAAGGAAAGCATGATGACTTGTTAGATGGATTATATTATGCAGACTTTTTTGCTAAAGCACCTAGAAGTAGAGTTATGCAGAATGATGAGTATGAAAGACCAGACGATTTTCCTACACAGGCACGTACAAAAATAAATTGGATGACTGGATTAAAAATATGAGAAATCGACTAAAAGGCTGTTTTAAATTAAACAGGGTTATGGTATCTGATTATACATTAGAAAAATACATTGACTACTTAAAAAGGGTAGAAGGGTACGCAAATAAAGTAGGGGAAAAGTTTTATCCGTATGACTCGCCAGAAGGTGGGCTTAAAACTATTGGTTACGGTTACAAGCTAAAAACGCTTGAAGAACAAAATACTTATGAGAAAACAGGTTTGAGCGAAAGAGAGGTAGAAGACCTCTTGTTGCACGAAGCACAACTATCTGTTGTAAAAGCTAAAAACTTCTGTGTAAGCAGAAATAGAAAATGGTCTGATGTGGATGACAGGATGAAATATGCCTTAGCTGATTACTGTTTTAACTTAGGGGGACTAAAAAAGTTCCCAACAACTGCAAAATTCTTAATGCATAATAATGTAGATGGTGCATTAGAAGACGACCCAGGGAGACCTGGGTTTAAGCAGTATGAAAGAGTGTTCAAAGACCCAGAAGGTAAAAGAAGAAGATTAGGTAGAAACAAAGAGTTCTACAAAGAATTTTTACAACCGTATATGGAGCAAGTATGAAAATAGATACATCAGGTTTACAAAGAAGATTATTTAACTTTGGTAAAAAAACCAAAGATAAAACAAAAGGATTTATGAAAAGATTTACTGTTGAAGCAGAAAATTTAAGAAGAGCAGAGTATAATGCTCAAAGAGATGCAGGAAAAGTAGATTATTTACCAACAAGAGGTCTAATGAAAGAGCAAAAAGCTATTAAAGAAGATAGAAAACGCAGACAACAAATGAAGGTTAAATAATGTCAAGAATACAAGAAGACGATAAAGCAAGAGAAAATAGAGAAATATTTCAACGTTATGCAGAAGCTAGAAGAGACTGGGATGTTGAAGCTAGAGATGCAATAGATTTTACACTAGGGAATCATTATACAGCAGAAGAGTCAGAAGTATTACAATCTGTAGGTCAAGCAGACTTTACTATTGACAGAATATATGCTGCTATAGATAAGTTAAAATCTCTTATGACATCAAGACCTGTAAAGTTTGGTGTTACTGCTAGAGAAGATTCAGATACTAAATTAGCTAATGTTTGGAGAACATTATTAGAATATATCTATGATATATCAGATGGGCAGCATCACTTCAAACAAGCTGTACACGATTATGCTACTGCTGGTATTGGTTACTTTTATGCATACACAGAACCAGAAGCAGATTATGGTAGAGGAGAAGTTATGTTTACTCACGTAAATCCATTCAGAGTGTACGTAGACCCTGCTTCTAGAGACAGGTATTTTAAAGATGCTGCGAACATTTTGATGTCTACCATCTTAACAAAAGAACAATTATTAGATTTATACCCAGATGTAGAAGAGTTTTTACCAAACATTGAAACACACAATATGTCTGACTATTATGATGATTACCCTGACTCACAGCAGAAAAACTCACAAAATGTATTTACACCTGCTGAAGTAGAAGACAAAGATTATGAAAGTACAATAGCACAACGTTATCGTATTATAGAACGTTTTAGTAAAGTCAGAGTACCTTACTACAGAGTAGCTGACCAACAAAACAACACTGAAACAATAATGAGTGCAGAGGCATTTCAAATATTTATGGCTGAGAATGAAGCTCAGTTTAACAACAATACATTTGCTTTTGTTGAGATACCACAAACAAGAATTAAAGTTACAGCATCATTAGGGCAAGTCCTTCTATATGAAACTATATTGGACACTGATACTTATCCTATCGTTCCTATACCAAATATATGGACTAATACACCATATCCTAAATCAGATGTGAATAAAGTTAAAGATATGCAAAGATTGCTTAATAAGCTATTTTCTCTTGCATTATCTCATGCTCAAACTTCTGCTGGTCTAAAATTATTAGTACCACAAGGAAGTGTGGAAAGTATTTCACAGCTTGAGAAAGATTGGGCTAATCCTAATGCTGTAATTGAATATGACCCAAGTTATGGAGAACCACATTTTCCTTCTCCACAACCTTTAACAAGTCAGTTTTATGCTCTTATAAATCAAGTAGAGCGTTATATTGATTTAAACTTCGGAGTTCCTGAACTATTACAGGGGTTCAAAGAGGGTGCACCTCAAAGTGTTCGTGGCACAATGCTACTTGCACAAATGGGAGAAGGTCGTGGTGCTTCTAAGTTGCGTGACATTGAAATGGCATTGCAACAGCTTGGGAAGGTTTTATATCAAATGTCTAAAGAACATTACACATTTGAAAAGAAATTTAGAATCGTACAGCCAAACAATGATATTACTCAGTTTGCTATTAATAATAGATTGTATGATGATAAAACAAAAGAATTGGTCAAAATAGAAAATGATATTACTGCAGGACAATTTGATGTTCGTGTTGTTTCAGGCTCAACTATGCCTAATAATAAACACGCTGAATATCAAATGTATCTAGAGGCATATCAACTAGGACTGATTGATAGAACTGAAGCATTAAAGAAAACAGAAATCTTTGATAAAGAAGGAGTTCTGCAGCGTACTGGAGAAGTACAAAAAATGCAAGGTATTATTAGTCAATTACAAGACCAGATAAAGATTCTATCTGGAGATTTACAAACTGCCCAAAGAGAGTCTATGTCTGACAGAAAACGTGTTGAGGTACAGAAATTTAAAACTGACCTTAATAAAGTGGTTACTGGGGCAAAGGCTCAACAGAAAGTAAATACAGAAAGAACCAAACGTCAACAAGAACAACAGGTGCAGGCTGGAATAAATTCATTACTGTCAGAAGATATTGGTGAACAATAACAGCACATCGAAAGGAAAATAAAATGAGTGACGAATATATAAATGAAACTTTAGAAGGTTCTGAAACTTCTGAAAATAATGATATAAGTGAGCCAGAGATTCAACAGGATTTGAGTTCTGACGTACCACAAGAAGATGAGGTGCGTAAATTCCAGTCTATGTATGATAAAGCTCAGGCTGAGTTAGACAAAGTAAAACCAGTAGCAAAGCTATTTCAGGACAATCCTGAGCTGGTAGATGTTGTCAGAGACCACTTATCAGGGGGTAAAGGACAGGACAAAGAGCAAATACAAATAAATGAAGAGGAATTTAATCCTTGGGATGCGTATACAAATCCAAATAGTAAATCATTTCAATTAAGACAACAAGAGATTGATGATGCTGTTAGCTCAAAAATGAGAGACTATATGGGTCGCTTAGAAGCACAGCGTCAAGTGGACACTCTTAAATTAAGAGCACAAACTGAATACAAGATGTCTGAAACTGATGCAAACGACTTTGTAGATTTTGTTACAAAACCTAAAGACCAACTTCCTCTAGAAACACTGTTTAACGTATGGAATACAAATAAAAACGGTTTACCACAAGTAAATGAAAATATTGAAAGCGTAAAGCGAACACAACAAAAACCTAAGTCAGCTGGTTTAGTACAAGGTGGACAACCTCCTAAAGCATCTGATGAAGATAGTATGTGGTCCAATATTATGAAAGCTGGTAATACTCGTTCTATACGTAGCAGTATTGCAAAAAAGTAAAACGTAAAGGGGAAATAAAATGGCAATAAATAGTGGACAACTTAAAGTACATAATCTTTCTGCTTCTACTACAGCAACTGGTGCTAGTAACACTGGTGTAGCTCCTGACCAAAGAAGACTGTTTAACTTCAGCGATAGAATTGCTGAATTAGCACCTGAAGAATCACCATTCTTCGTGTACTTATCAAAAACAGCTAAACTTCCTACTGACGATTCTTTGTTCCGTTATCTTGAAGATAGGTCAAAGATTAGTTATACAAGTAGAGAGTTCTTCAT